CGGAGTACGGCACGGTCCTGAAAGCGATCATCACGAACTACTCGGGACCGGCCAAGGACCAGTTGCTAGCGGATATCGAGAAGGCGCAGCAACCGAACCCGATGCAACAGCAAGCGCAGCAAATCCAGCTCCAGACCGCGCAAGCGACCCTCCAGAAGTTGCAGGAGGAGATTAACGAGATTCGCGCCCGCGCGGCGTACACCACGTCCAAGATTGGCACCGACCAGAAGAAACTCGGCTTGCAGAGCGAGCAGATACACGTCGAGGCCGCCCAGACGCTGGTAGGACAGCAGAAGAACCGGATAGCGCAGCGCCAGCTCGCCGTGAGCCACCACGGCAACCTCCTGGGCGCACTAGCTAAGGTCCACGCCACCAACACCCAAGCGCGCACAGCGCGCGCCACGGCGGCCACTAAACAGTCCCAGGCCGCCTAGTGACGCAAGACGACGAGCTCTATTTTGCCCAGATGGAGGAGCTTTTCCGCTCCCCCGGTTGGCAACATTTCATAGCTGACATAACTAACAATAGGGCGCTTCTCCGTGAGGCTGTCCTCGGTATCGAGTCTGAAAAGGACCTGTTCAGGGCGCAAGGGCGCAATCAGGTATACCACCAGATTCTAACGTACCAGGACCTGATGACCGCATGGAAAAAGGGCGCCGAGGAACAAGAGGAAGCAGAAAACGATGCGAAGGATGTTCGACTTCGCATGCTCCAACTCGAAGTGTAGGACGCTATTCGAGGAGCTAATCGAAGCCGACGAAAAGACTCTCCCGTGCCCACGTTGTGGGTGCGTCTCTCACCGCCAACTCGCCTCCCCGCGCATCGATTGGAGAAAGATGGGCCTTGACCCGGCATTCCCCGGAGCATGGTCTAAGTGGGACAAAGCGAAGCGACAACATCACAGAACTGACAAAGGTACGTTGAACGGGGGCACCGCCCCTAACCTCTCAATGTACTAACACGCGCCGGGCTCCCCGGAGAACGCGGAAGGATCTTTAGACAATGCCAGATGCACAACAGACGCCCGCTGTGGCGCCTACGGACGACCTCGACCTGGAACTGGAAAGCGCAGCCGCTGCGCCCGCTAACCAGCAGGAACCCCCTCGGCAGATCCCGGAGAAGTACAAGGGGAAATCTGTCGACGATCTCATCGAAATGCACCAGAACGCCGAGCGACGGTTGTCCCAACAGGGCAACGAGCTAGGCGAAATCCGGCGCCTTGCCGATCAGCTTATCGGGGTGAAGGCTCCTGTAGAGAACGCACGAAATACGGCACCGCAAGCACGTCAGCCCGTCACGGTCGAAGCGTTGCTTGCAAATCCCGATCAGGTACTCAATCAGACAGTCGAGCAGTCGCCCATCGCCCAGCGTGCCCAGGCCGCCGAAGCGAAGGTCGACCAGCTGGAACAGTCGATTTCACAGACTCAGTTCGTTAGCAAGTATACGAACTTCCAGAAGGATCTCGAAAACCCAGACTTTATCGAATGGGTGAAAAAGAGCCCTCTGCGGACTCAGCTTGCAGCGGCCGCTTACAAAAACAACTTCAACGCAGCATCAAGCTTGTGGCAGTTGTGGGAGGAGCGGAACGAGCTTGTAGGCAACGTTCAGACGGCTGAACGGGACGCCGGCAGGCAACAGCGCGTGCAGAACGCGCGGACTGAGAAAAACGGTTCTTCGGAGTCACCGCCCGCTCGCACCTACTCGCGCGCCAAGCTGATGGCGTTGCGTGACAAGGTGGCAGACGGAGACACCGCAGCTATCGCGAAGTGGAACGACCCGGACTTCCAGGCCGGTCTGATTAAAGCTTACGAGGAAAACCGCGTTCGCTAGTACCGGGGTCGGGGGTATTTCTAACTTTCCCCCAATCTCCAACTAGGTAATTTGCAATGGGTCTCGGTACAAATCAAATCACAACCACAACCCTCGGTGCAGGCTCGCCCCCGGCGGCCTTCATCCCGGCATTGTGGAGCGACGACATCGCCGCACGGTTCAAAAAGAACCTCGTCCTGGGCAACCAGTACACCAACCTCGACTTCTCGGGCAAAGTCGGTAGCGTTGTTCACATCCCCAGCCCCACCCGCAGCTCTGCGACCAACATCTACGGTTCGCAGGGTTCGGCGATCTCCTTCACGGTAGCGACTGAGAACGAGTTTACAATCACCCTCAATCAGCATTGGGTGAACGGCAAGCAGTTCCCGGACATCGCCGAGAAGCAGGCCCTCCCGAGCTATCGCCGGTTCATCACCGACGACCTCGGCTACTCGTTGGCTGTCGCGGTCGACAGTTTCCTGTGGACGACTTCCCGCTCTTTGGCGGGTGCGTCGCAGGACGCTGGCGCCGTCATCGGCGGCGACGGGAAGACGCTGTGGTCCGCTACGAGCAACGGCAACGGCACGGCCCTGACGGATCAGGGTATTCGCCAGATCATCCAGAGCCTGGACGACAACGACGTCCCGGGCACTGAGCGCTTCATGGTCGTCCCGCCGGTTGAAAAGAACCGGTTGCTCGGCAACTCCCGTTTTACGGAGCAGGCGTTCACGGGTGAGAGCGGCGAAGTCAACAGCATCCGCACGGGCCGTATCGGCAACGTGTACGGCATCCCGGTTTACGTTTCGAGCAACAGCCCGAGCGTGACTCAGGGTACCGGCACTTTCCGCCTCGTCCTGATGGCACACAAGGACGCTGTCATTCTGGCTACGCAGATCCGCCCCCGGGTCCAGTCGCAGTATAAGCTGGAGTTCCTGTCTGACGTGTTGGTCGCCGACACGGCGTTCGGCGCCGCTGTGGTCCGCACGGAAGCCACGGCCTCCCTTGACCGCGGTCGCATCGCGTTCGTGCCTGCGTAATGGGCACCTGGAGCCCGGCCCTTAAAAGCCGGGCTCTCCTAATTCCCAAAAATGACTGTTGAACGTAGATATCCGCTTATCCAGCGGGCCGTAGAAGTCGATGGGACTGGCGCCATGAATATCAGCGGCACCGTCACCACGACTACAACAGCGCCGGGCGCGGGAGGCGCGGGCGCACTACCCGCAACGCCGGCCGGCTACATGACGGTCACGATTAACGGCGTTACCAGAAAAATCGCCTACTACTAATGGCCAAGACGTACCTTCAACTCGTCAACAAAGTGTTGGTCAACCTGCGTCAGGCCACGGTCGGCGACCTGTCGGCCGCGTACACGCAGCTCGTAGGCGAGTTCGTCAACCAAGCCAAAGAGACGGTAGAGGACTCTTGGCGATGGCGGATCTTGGCGAGCGAAGTCCAGGTAACGACTGTCGCCCAGCAGATCAACTACTACCTCGATCTGGCCGCTAACTCCCCTGCGGCTACTCTCGTCTCGGGCAACTGGCCCGACGAGCGCTCGTATCTCCTGAAAGACGACGCCGATAACTATCAAGCTTTCGATATCACGCAAGCGAGTTCTCTCGTCGTCTACCAGTTGAGTCACGTTGTGCGAGAGGAACAAGTCCTCTCCGGGTACCTCGCCGCCGCGCGTACAACGAATATCCCCTACACGTTCACTTACACCACCGAAGGCGGAAGGCCGCAGGTGTTTCTCCTGGACCCTCCGCCGGTAGGCCGCGTGCTCGCTTTCCGGTTCTGCGTACCGCAACCGGAGTTCACCACAGGCGCCGAGACGCTGTTAGTTCCGTGGCGCCCCATCGTATCGCTGGCCACAGGCCTTGCGATGCAAGAGCGCGGTGAGGAGCTAGGCGAATCGGCCGATCTCTATTTCACTCGATACAACAGCGAACTGCTGCGCGCCCAGGAGAACGACCGCGACGGCAGCTACGCCCAGCTCCTAGTCGACGGCTCCGATGTCTAAGACTCCGCTGTTCCCGGTGCCCCTAATTACGCCGGGGTTCCTGGGGCTCAACTCAGCCAACGCCGCGTCGAGTCAGCTCGGGCCCGAGTGGGCCCTTACCTGTCAGAACTGTTATTTCGACGCCAACGGGCGCCTCTCGGCGCGACAGGGCTGGGCACAGCAGAACGCTACGCCGATCACTGGGGCCCCCACCGTCCAGCAGATGTTTGAATACATCAAGGGCGATGCCTCCACTCAGATTATCAGCGCTGCTAATCACAAGCTCTATTCAGGCCTTTCGAGTCAGACCGATATCACTGGCGCGGTAACTATCACCGCTAACAATTGGCAGTTTCAGAACTGGAACGACAAGGTTGTGGGTTGGCAGGCGGGGCACACACCTATCGTCTGGGCCGGCTCTAGCACATTCGCCGCTATAGCCGCGGCAAGCGGCACTCTCCCGACCGGCAATTGCGTGTGCGCCGCCTTCGGCCGCCTATGGGCCCTCGACAGCGACAATAACACTATCAAGTATTGCGGGTTGCTGGACGAAACTAACTGGGGCGGCGCGGGGTCCGGCTCTATCAACATGCGGTCGATCTGGACCCGCGGCACAGATCAAGTGATGGGGATCGCCGCCGTAGGCGCTAGCCTCGTCGTTTTCGGCACCCGTCATATCGTTCTGTTTACTGACGGTCGCGGGTCGACGTTAGGGATGGACCCGGCGCAAATGTACGTCTCGGATACGGTCGAGGGGACTGGCCTCCTGTCCCGCGATACGGTCGTCCCGCAAGGGACCGGCGACTTGCTGTACGTCTCGCCCACCGGGCTACAGAGCCTGTCCCGCGTACTG